AAAGGAAACAAAAGTTTATCTTTCGAAGACTATAAGAAGATTATTAATAAATTACCATCCCAGGTAAGGATTACTTTTGCAGGATTTACAGAACCATGGTTGCATAGGGAGTGTACTGATATGCTTATCTATGCCTACGAAACCGGTCACGAAATAGCAGTCTTTACCACAGGAATAGGGATGAAAATTTCCGATATCGAAAGAATTAAACGTATTCCTTTTTCCGGAGGACCTAACGGAGGTTTCGTATTTCACCTACCTGATAACGAACTTTTTGCAAAGCATCCAATAACTGATAGGTACATAGAATTAGTAGAACATGTAGGTAGGGTAAATCATGAAATCGAAAATTTCTATTTAATGAGTATGGGCTCGGTACATGAAAAAGTTAGACATGTATTCGATAACATAAGACCTAGTGCTATGTGGTCTAGAGCTGGAAATTTAGTACATGAGTCTATCTTAAAACCTGAGCTTCTAAATTTAAAAGATAAGTTCAAATCTATTTATCATGGTAAAGAGGAGATGACTTGTAACTGTGATGAAAGACTTTACCATAACGTCTTACTTCCAAATGGAGACGTATCTCTTTGTTGTATGGATTATGGCTTGGATCAAATATTAGGAAATTTATTAGAACAAGAATACGATGAGATTATGCCGTCTCCTTTTTCCTGTTTTAAACTTTGCCGTTTTTGTGAAAACGGAATCAAACCAGAAACTTTAAGAAATGGAATCTAAAAAAATAAGGATTGAATATCACGTAATTGATAAATGCAATCTAAACTGCAAATCGTGTTCTCACTTTTCTAATTTAGTAGATAAAGAAATTCCTAAATCTCTAGATCAAATAAAGAAAGATTTCAAAAAAATATGGGATCTTACTGATCAAGGCAGTACATATTGTGTAGAAAAAGTTACACTACTAGGCGGAGAACCTCTACTGTATCCTTATTTGATAGAGGCTATTGACTATGTTAAATCTTTGTTTCCTTACGAATACGACGAAGGCCCGTTACAGTTAGTAACTAATGGAATATTATTAAATAAACAAACACCAGAATTCTTCGAATGTTTAAGAAGAAATAAAGTTAGAGTTTGCGTTTCAATATACAATATTAAACAAGCTAAGTACGAAGAAATTTTTAGCCTGCTAAATAGTGAAAATATAGACTGGTACTGGTTTGCAGCTTATGCTTTAGACGATAAAAAGTTTAGTACAAAGTGGTTACATAATCATTTTAACGAAAATTATAAAGAGTATGCTAGAGACTGTAGGTGGCGTTTATCTTGTACTCAGCTTGTAGATAATAAAATTTATCTTTGTGCTCTAATTGCATACTTTAAATTCTTCGACGAAAAATTCAAAGGTCAACATAATATACAAGTAACACCTGAAGACTATATTGACTTAGATCACATTTTTAGTTTTGAAGAGTTAGTAGAAGCAAGAAAAATGATACCGAGATTTTGTGGACATTGTAGAGGATCTCATGCTATAAGTGAACCATGGTCAATAACAAAGCAAGATATTGGCGAATATATTTTAGACGAAGTTAAAACAGAAGAAAAAAACTAACTGTATGAAATACGTTAATCGAAATCCAGATTCAGATTGGGGAATTATCGAAACCGATAAATTCAGTCCAACAGAATGTAAAAATAAACGCTTTTTTGTTGTCGATAATTTTTACGAAGATCCTTACGGTGTAAGAGAGTTTGCTCTACAACAAACATACTACCCTGGAGAAGGAGCTGTAGGATTCCGTACACGCAAACAGTTCTTTTTTGACGGTCTGAGAGAAAGATTTGAAAGCATTATAGGAGAGAAGATAGCCGATCATACTGAAAGCGGACTCGGCTGGTTTGATGAAGGAATCAACGGCAGGTTCCAATACTGCCCAGGAGGAACACCTTCAGTCTTTCACTGCGATACTCAGAAATGGGCCGCAGTAGTTTACTTAACTCCCGATGCACCGCCGCAATCCGGAACATGTTTTTACAGACACCGTGAAACTAAAATACATCATAATACACAGATGGATTGGGGACCTCTAGGAGACGGATTTAAAGTATTTCCAGGAAAAACTTTCCTTGACGGAACACCTTACGAAATGGTTGATACTGTAGGAAACATATTTAATAGAGCAGTGATATTTGACGGAGGACTAATACATTCAGGAGTAAACTATTTTGGACACGATTTAGAAACTAGCCGTTTATTTCATATATTCTTTTTTGATCAAGTTTATAGTTAATGGTTTTAGAAAAAGGTTTGCGAGTTTGTCCTATTACTGGAGATAAAGATCCTATTGAATATTTTAACTTAGGAAACTTACCGCTTGTAAATAACCTATGTGACAGTAGAGAGGAGTCTATTACTTGTCCTAGATATCCTTTAGCAGTCCAGTACTTCCCACAAAGCGGATTATCGGCTTTAACGCATATTATAGATCCTGATGTTCTATACAAAAATTACACGTATAAATCTGGAGTATCCTATCCTTATATAGAACATTGTGAGGAAATGTTTCAATTTGTTAATACCTACCTGCAATTAACCGACAAAGATTCAGTTTTAGATATTGGAGGCAACGACGGTACCTTACTTAAGACTTTTTTATCTCTTAAACCTCATTTGAATGTTTTAAATATTGATGCTTCGGAGAACTTAACAGAACTGGCTATCAAGAACGGTATTCCATCTTTAAATTTATTTTGGAATAAAGAAACTGCACAAAGACTTGATAAAAAATTTAAACTAATCACAACAACAAACTGCTTTCAACATACCGAACCTATTAGTAGCTTCGTAGAAGGGATATCGTTGAGTTTGGATAAATTCGGTATTTGGTGCTTAGAATTTCCTTACTGGAAAACTAGCTTAGAGACTAATCAGTTTGATCAAGTATATCATGAACATGTTTATTATTACTTATTAAGGCCTCTAGTAAAGTTATTTGATAAGTATAATTTACGGATAATCAAAGCGGTAAAGTATCCTATACACGGAGGTACTATGAGATTACTCATAACACATAAGGGAGAGTTAGGGCAAGCCTTTCAGCCTTGTGATTATAGTATCGAAGATTATTTAGAGAAAGAAAGCAATACAATACAGGATTACATAGATTGGGGAAAAGGAATAGAGTTGTATATAAAAAAATCTAAAGATTTTATTTTAAACTTAAAAAACCAAGGTTATAAATTAGCAGGATTTGGTGCAGCAGCAAAAGGATGCATATACTTAAATGCAATGCAACTTACAGATAAAGAAATAGACTACGTAGTCGATGATACTAATTTAAAACAAAGCAAATACATTCCAGGTACCGGTATAAAGATAGTAGATAGAACTACCTTAAAAACATCACCGCCAGATTACATACTAGTATTAGCACATAATTTTGCAGAGTATATAATAAAGTCTTTAGCGTTGGAAGTTCAAGCAAAATTTATTATATTGTTACCAAGAGTCAAAGTGATAGATCTAAATTAACTTTATGAAAATACCGGTTATTGGAGCGCCAGTTATGAAAAACCCGCAATGGGTGGAGAGGTTGTATAGGAGTATAGATTACCCTGTAGAAAACTTTGTTATATTTAATAATAACGGTAAAGGAGAGATAACACAACAGCTTGAGGAGTTAGATAAAAATAAAAATTACTTTGTTGATAAATTAACAGTATGCCATCTCCCTGCTAACTTAGGTATTCCTTGCGTTTGGAACTTAATTATAAAATCTTACATAAACGCTCCTTTCTGGATAATAACAAATGACGACATAGCTTTTACCGAAGGTTTTCTAAAAGAGATGGTACAAGCCTCTCAACAAAACGACATAGGTATAGTTCATGGATATGGAGGAGATTTTAATGACGGATCATGGGACCTTTTCTTAATTAAAGATTGGGTTATTCAGGAGTACGGATTATTTGATGAAAACTTATCTCCAGCTTACTGCGAAGATGCAGATTACATTATGAGAGTATGGGCAAAACCTTTAAAGCGTGTTTACAGTTTAACTAGACCTTACTACCACGGAGATGGATTAGCTCACGAATACTATAAACACGGAAGCCAGACAGTTAAATCAAGCTCTGAATTACAAATGCGCCTATCTCAAATAAACCAAATTAATTTTGAATACCTAAATAAGAAGTGGGGCGAAGGATGGAGGATGACCGATCCTTACAAATATCCTTTTAATAACGAAGCTTTCCCGATATCAACAACAACTTTCGATTTAGAATTTATTAGAAGCAAACAAATAAACCTTTAAAAATAACACCATGTTTACAACTTACACATTTCCTAAAAAAGAAAACGATCCTCAAAATTTCTACTACTACCTTACAAAATTCACTCCAGAAGAACTATCTAAGATAGACCAGGACCTTAATTCACTGCAATTTGAAGAAGCTACTGTTATTGGAGACGGAAACGAGGGTAAAAAAATTAGATCATCCCGTCTTAAGTGGATACCAAAAACACCACAATGGGAATGGCTATATGAACGCTTAATGGCATGTGTTATTGAAGCTAACGAAGTACTTTGGGATTTTAATTTACATCACATAGTCGATAATATTCAATATACAGAATATTTAGCTTCTGAGAGCGGTCATTACGTATGGCATCAAGATATAGGCCCTGGTTCGCCATCTCTCAGAAAAGTTTCACTCGTTGTACAATTAGCAGGCCCTGATGACTATAACGGAGGTGATTTACAATACTGGTTAGGAGGAGACAATTTTGTAACTGCCTCTCGTGATAAAGGTGCAGTATTTGTATTCCCTTCTTATATGATGCATAGAGTTACTAGAGTAACAAAAGGTATGCGCCGATCTTTAGTGTTTTGGGTAGGCGGAGAACATTTCAAATAATATAATAGCTACTAGGCTGATATAGATCATTTCAAATTTAATATTGTGTATATTATATCTAATTCTGTCACGTAATCAGCTATTTATATATTAGACCTGCTAAGTAATATTACTATTTATAAAAAACAAAACTTATGAAGCTCGTTAACATTCTCAACAAATTAAAGAGTCTTTTTATCAAATCCGAACCTAAAGTAGAAGCTCCCGTTGTAGAAGCAAAACCTGAGAAGGTTAAAAAAACAGTTAAAAAAGTTACAAATAAGAAATAATTATGGAAGAAAGAAAATTAACTCCGGAAGAGTTACAAGAGTTTCAGAATAATAGAACTGAAGCTAACCGTTTAGCTGCAGTTTTAGGAGAGATACATTTCCAGAGAACACTATTAGATCTTGAATTAGAGAATCTAAAAGAAGCTGTAAAAGCTAACGCTATTAAACAACGAAATCAATTAAAACAGCTTGGTGAGAAGTACGGAGACGGATCCATTGATCCTGAAACAGGTACAATTACCTCTGTTTTAGCTTAATGTAGAGTACTCCTTAGGAATAAATTAGGTTTTGCCTTTACGGACTGATATTTATTACTAGAAATAAATTATTAAAATGGCAGAAGCATTAATTTCACCAGGCGTATTCCTAAGAGAAAACGACCTTTCTCAGGTAACTGCAGGTCCAGTAACTGTCGGTGCAGCCTTAATAGGTCCTACAGTGATAGGAAAGCCTAATATTCCCACTCTCGTTACTTCGTATTCTCAGTATAAAGCTAGATTTGGAACTACATTCGTTTCAAACAGCAATACTTACGAATATATGACGTCTCAAGCCGCTTACAACTACTTTCAACAAGGAGGTACTTCCTTACTTGTAACAAGAGTAGCTAGCGGCTCTTATACTGCTGCAAGCTCTTCACGTATTCCTTGCGGAATTGCAGGAGAGAGTCCATTTGTTCTTGAAACCCTTTCAGTAGGTACTATCATGAACAACAATCAAGGCGTTGATACAATAACCGGCAGTATTCTACCTTCTGGTTCAGCAAGTAACGTTAGATGGCAAATTACTCAAGCCGATTCCGCTTCCGGCCAATTTACTTTACTAATCAGGAGAGGTGACGATTATAATGCAAACCAGACTGTACTTGAGACTTGGACTAATCTTTCTTTAGATCCAAATCAGAATAACTATGTCGCTTACGTAATTGGAGATCAAACACAAACGGTAGCTACAGATAGTGATGGACAGAAGTACTTAGAGATTACAGGAAGCTACCCTAACGCCTCTCTATATGTCCGTGTTAAATCTGTTAATTTACCAACACCTAACTATCTAAATCCACAAGGACAAGCTTACACTCAATATACTGCATCAATCCCAACTAATGGAACTGGATCAGAAAATGGAGCCTTTGGCGGTGCAACAGGTCCTTTATATGGATGCTTTGGTTTAGCTGCATTAAATTTATACGAAAATATTCCAGTAGTATCTTCAACTGGTGCTACTCCGGGAACTAATATTCAAGGTGTATTCCCTGAGAACTATACTACTGCTATCAATCTTCTATCTAACCAAGACCAGTACGTATATGATGCAATTTACGCACCTGGTATCTCAAATCAAAACGCTTCATCAATTGTCGGTAGTCTATTATCTACAGTTCAGAACCGCGGAGATGCTATCGCAGTAGTTGACATGGTTGGATATAATCAAACTATTTCATCCGCTACTATATCTGCACAATCTTACGATAACAGCTACGGTGCTACATATTGGCCTTGGGTACAGGTTCGCTCTATTGAAACTGGCCGTTTAAACTTCGTACCTGCTTCTGTAATTATTCCTGGAGTGTACGAATATAATGATAAGGTATCAGCTGAGTGGTTTGCACCAGCAGGTCTTAATCGCGGAGGTCTACCAACTGTAATTCAGCCTGAAAGACGTCTAACTGTAGGACAGCGTAACACGTTGTATTCTGCTAAAGTTAACCCAATTGCAGTATTCCCAGGACAAGGTACAGTGGTATATGGTCAAAAGACCTTACAAGCTCGAGCTTCTGCACTTGATCGCGTAAACGTACGTCGTCTATTGATTGCGTTAAAAGGATATATTGGTCAAATAGCACAAACTCTTGTATTTGAGCAAAATACAGCAGTTACCCGTAATAGATTCCTTTCTCAAGTTAATCCATATCTAGACTATGTACAGCAGCGTCAAGGTCTATATGCCTTCCGTGTTGTAATGGACGAAACAAATAATACACCAGATGTAATTGACCGTAACCTACTTGTAGGTGCTATCTACTTACAGCCAACTAGAACTGCTGAATTCATTCAACTTGACTTCAACATTCTACCAACCGGTGTAACATTTGGAGCTTAAAATAAAAAATACCTTTAGATGAAAAATAATACGAAAGTTAGATTGCATTTATCAAAGCAATTATTTGAATCTCTTGCCAAGCAAGTAATTACTGAGTCTAAGAAAAATTTTGGCGCAGGAATGGAAGAGGTCAAAGTTAAAAAAGATAAAAAAGAAAAAGCTCCTGAAGTTAAAGCTACTGATAAAATGAAGTCTATGGAAGAAATGGAGACTAGAGTAGCTGAAAAGAAAGAGAAAGTAGAAGAGGTAGCTGAACCAATCCAACAGCTTCTATCAGATCCAGAAACTTTTAAATCTTTCCTTGAAAGCCTTGCAATTCTCGGTACAAGTGGTGCTGCTATTGCAGGATTCATCAAACTTGGTGTTAAGAAAATGGCTTCTAAGTTAAAGAAAGATCCTAAATACGCAGGTAAGTCTGATCAAGAGATCGAAAAAATGATCGGATCAGAACTTACAGGTAAAGTTCAATCAACAGCAGGCGGTTCTGGTGAAGGCGGATTCCTCGGTAAATAAGTTTTGTATTAACAGATATTTATATAAAACATAGAATAAAATGCCAGTACTAGATCCAAATGAGATAATGTTTACGGCCTACGAACCTACAGTTCAGAACCGTTTCATCATGTATATTGACGGCATTCCTTCTTTCATGATTAAGAGTGCTACTGCACCCAACATTAACTTGAATGAAGTAAAGCTTGACCATATCAACGTTTACCGTAAGATTAAAGGTAAGGCTGAGTGGCAAGATATGACCCTCAATCTTTATAATCCAATCTCTCCTTCTGGTCAACAGGCCTGTATGGAGTGGATACGTTTATCACACGAATCTGTAACAGGACGTGACGGATACTCTGACTTCTACAAAAAAGACTTGAATTTATCAATTCTCGGTCCGGTAGGAGACGTAGTATCTGAGTGGATTATCAAAGGAGCTTTCGTTAAGACTGCAAACTTCGGATCTTACGACTGGTCCAATCAAGATGCAATTACGATTGAATTAGGAATTGGAATGGATTACTGTATCCTGAACTACTAAGAACTCATTGATTTTCAATATGTTAGAAGCCGCCTAAAAAGCGGCTTTTTTCATGAAAATTACGGAAATCTTAATATTCATAACTTATTGATTTTCAATAAGATATACCACTGTGAAAAGTTGTTTCCTAATGGAAAACTCGTTATATTTAGGTATAAAAATAAATGTTATGAAGAATAGAAATCTCCGATGGAAACTAGAGCTTATTATCGGTATCCTTATTTTCATCTATACTACAGGTACGGTTATCTGGTATGGACCAGAGAAAATCCTTAATGCTCGTAACGTAGGCTTGCTTCTAGGCTTTGCTATTGTATTTACTGTAATAAAATTTACGTGGTTCGGAATAATATGGGCCGCTAATATCCTCGAAGATATGTTTGTACCTGTGTTTAAGGATACTAGGTTTGAAGAACCCGTAGGTAAGTTTTTCCGTAAGCTAGGTAATCTAGTAGAAAACTTTAAATGGGCCGACCCTAAGGAGAGTATGTGGAGGGCGCATGATAGAACTTTAAATGCAATACATTCCGGCGATTTTACTCAGGAGTTGAAAGCAGAGATTGATAAAGAGGAAACTAGTATGGAAGATAGAGATCAATTAAGAACTTTTATTGTTGGTGCTATCGTTTTTACTGCTGTTATACTACTATACATTTACAGCTAAGAAAGGTTATTTAGTCTTAAAAAAGTTATTTTTGATATATTTATCAATATATAACTAAATTAAGATTATGAGCACACCTCCTAAAATGAACCTTCCTACGGAAACCGTAGAACTACCTTCCAAAGGTCTTGTTTATCCCAAAGAGAACCCTTTATCCTCCGGGGTTATCGAAATGAAGTATATGACAGCAAAAGAGGAAGATATACTGTCAAACCCAAACTATATAAAGCAAGGCAACGTTTTCGATAAGCTATTAAGCTCTCTTATAGTTTCCAAAATTAATTACGACGATTTAGTAACTGGAGATAAGAATGCTATACTAATTGCCGCCCGTATTCTCGGTTACGGAAAAGATTATTTAGTTAAAGTACAGCATCCACTTACAGGAGAAGAAGAAACGGTTAACGTGGATCTTTCGGCTATAAAGAATAAAGATATTGACTATACTGAACTGAAAGGTGTAAATGAATTCACATTTACTCTCCCTATATCTAAAAATGAAATAACCTTCAAATTGCTTACTCATGGAGATGAGAGGCAAATTGACGAAGAGTTAAAAGGACTTAAAAGAGCAAATTTGTCTGCTGAAGTTACTACAAGACTCAAGCAAACAATACTTGCGGTAAATGGAGATAGGGAGAAAAAAACGGTTAGAGATTTCGTAGATAATTTTCTCCTAGCAACTGATGCCAGAGCATTTAGGGACTATCTTAAGAAAGTATCACCAGATTTAGATCTAACATTTACTTTTGTAGGCTCCGACGGTTACACACAGGAGGGTGTAGAGATTCCTTTAGGACTTTCATTTTTTTACCCTTCCGTCAGAGTATAGATCTACTCTCTTCAGACAAATACACGAAATAGTCTTTCACGGTAAAGGCGGCTACGATTGGAATACTGTCTATAATATGCCTATTTGGCTTCGTAGATTTACATTCAACAGTATGAATGAATTTTACGAAAAAGAACGTGAAGAATACGATAAGGCTTCTGGTAAAGGAGAGCTATTGACAGAGAAAACTAAAACCTTTAAACCCCCTATTTCTGATTTACCAGAAACGAAACCTACGTATACTACTAAAGTAACACGTCCTAATATTCCAAACCCTGCTATAGCCAATAAAGCTATATATAGTTCTAAGACAGGTAAAAAATAACCGGTATCTCTATTTATATACATGGAGTTCAACAAGAAATTTTATGCTGCAAATACTCCCGGACAAGGAGGTGGAGGTAATACTCCTCAACAAGGGCCGAGCAATGATGATTTAAGTAGGGCAGAAAAATTAGCTGAGATTTTTGCTGAACAGTTAAATACTATTAGAGCTATTTCGGAATTATGGAAAAATCAGTTGAATCAACAGGCTCAAACTCTAGACGATACCAGTAAGGATATTGTTAAGAGTATAGGCAGGGATTTATATAGAGAATTACAGAGCGCTAAAAAACAAACTGCTGCATTAGCAGATAAATCTTCAGATCTTACTAAAAATTTAGGATCTGCTAAAGATATAGAGAAAAAAATAAACGAATTAAAAAGACAGCAGAATTCTATAAGCCGTCTTGCAGCAGAACTAGAATCAGAAGGTATACAACTTACAGCCGAACAGTTAAAGTTTCAAGAACAGATAACTGAAGAATTAAAAAAACAAGAAGATCTATTAAACAAGCAGCTTAAAATTAAAAAACAACAAGAGTCTTTAATTAAAGGTTTTCAAAGAGCTTTAGTAGGGATAAGTAATACACCATTTATTGGAGGTTTTCTTGGAAATCTAATTAAAGCCGATAAGGTTGTAGAAGAGATGAATAAAAAAGCTGCTGAAGGAGCTAGTAGATTGAAAATTTTATTTACAGGACTCGATCAAACACTTAAAAATATTTCATTCGGACTGATAGGGCTTTTGCTAAAAGGATTTGAATCTCTTATCAGGCTTGTTATTCAGTTTAACCAGAAGACTTTTGATCTTGCAAAAAGTTTAGGTATATCTGTTGATAAAGCAGCAGACCTACAGCAAAAATTTTTACAGATATCCTTATCTTCTAAAAATGCAGGACTAACAGCTAAAGAATTAGCCGAGACATACGGACAACTTGCTAGCACTTTAGGATTCTTACCTCCTGCTACTAGAGAGTTTGCTGAATCTGCAGCCTTAATACAGAAACGTACCGGTGCTTCAGCTGAAGCGATGAGTGCTCTTGCTACACAATCTGCGATATCGGGTAGAACTCTAGAAAAGACTTACAGTACTTTAGTAGGCACAGCGCAAGTAGAAGGAGCTAGAAATAAGCTCTACGTTACACAAAAGCAGTTACTTGAAGGAATTGCTAAAACTAGTTCTACTGTACTAATTAATTTTAAGGGAAGTTTAGAAGCATTAGCAGGTGCAGTTGTACGAGCAACTAAGTTAGGTACAACACTCGATCAAGTAAATAAACAAGGTGATACATTATTAGATTTTGAAACTAGTATAGCTAAAGAGTTTGAAGCACAGGTCTTAACTGGACGAGACCTAAACCTTACACGAGCAAGAGAACTTGCTTTAGCAGGAGATACTCGAGGATTAATGGAGGAGTTGAATAAGCAAGGAGCTTCTTATAGCAAGTTCATGAGTATGAATGTTATTGCTAGAAAAGCAGAAGCTGAAGCTCTAGGTCTATCTATCGATGAGTATTCAAAAATTTTACTACAGCAGCAGCAAGCTAACAAACTTGGTGTTCAACAAGGAGAGTCGTTAAATGAGGCCTATAACCGTTTATTAAAAGAAGGTAAAACTAGAGAGGAAATTGCAAAAGATTTAGGTAAAGCTGCAGAACAGGATTTATATAGAGCCTCTATTCAAGATAAGTTCAATGCAGCTATGGAGAGATTTAAAGATATTCTTGGAAGTACCCTTCAAGGTCCGGTAGCCGGTTTGTTAGAGAAATTCATTGCATTTGTTGGCAATACACAAAAAATGCAAGAATTAGCAAATAAAATAAAAGGTGCTTTTGAAGCTATGGTAAGTGTTTTAAGACAGTTACCGAGTATAATGAGTAGTGCAGTAGCTATTGCCAAAGTTTTAGCTTCTTTAGCAATTGGAAGAGCAGTAGCAAGTATGATAGCTGCTTTTGCCGGAATGGGACCTCTTGCACTGATCGGAGGTTTAGCGGTAGCAGGAACAGCGGGAGCATATCTATTCGGATTAGCAGGATTAGGGGGCGGAAGCGAAGCTCCAAGTGCCACAGGACCTGTAACAGGAGCACCTGAAAAAAGTACTACAATGACTGCCCCCGTTAATCCCGCTGTAGCTGCTGCAAAGACTGCTGCACCTATCACTTCTGCACCAGAAGGAGGTACAGCTTCTATGGGAGGAATGAGAGAAAGAGGAGACGTTTATTTAGATAAAGAAAAAGTAGGTTATATTATTTTAGGTAGAAACCCAGTATATGGATTAAATACAGCGTAACCATGAGCGTAGTAAATCAAATAAAAGATTCGCAATTAAGTAAACAAGGACAGACAAACCCTTCAGGTATTTTTGAAGGTACTCCCGCTAATGTAGCTGCAGTAGTTAGAGGCGGTTCTGTACCGCGAGCATCTGCCGTTGTCCCTGTTGCTCAAAACCCTATTGATGTTACGTTTAATTCTAGACCCCAACCCACTTATCTAGAGTATCTAAAGTCCGTTAATAAACTATAAAATGCCTTTAATTAATTTTAAGACGGACTTAACTAGTCTCCGATACGGAGGAGATAGACCGGGAGGTGGCAGTAGTAATCAACCCTACATGCAGTTCCCGATTGATAACGAACAAGCATCTCCTGCAATTAGAGATTATTACGAAATTAATAGAACAGCTCTAGATTTTCCGGTTAGAGGAGGTGCAATAACTCAATTGCTTACTGGTACTGCTGGAATTATTACTTCTACTCTTGATAGAGAGAGAATACAGAAGTTTTTCAAAGATGCCCCTAGAGGGACTGCTTTTATAGAAAAGCAATTAGGCCTTCAACTTACAAATCCTAGAACCCAGGTACCCAATACTCTAACTTTTGCAGGCCCTGGTATCGGTAATACTTTCTTACCTGTAACAAACGTTTATAATCCATTAAACACTTTAGCACAAGTACAAGTCCAAGGTACAGGAGCACATTTTAATAGACATGGAGTTGCTCCAAATATTTACGAAAACCCTAGACAAACTTATGCTTATATTGTCGGGGCTCCTCAAAATAATACCGCAGTTACAAACAGGCTCTCTATTTTAAGAGCCTTAAAGATAATAGGTACTTCTGATTTTTTAGTAAACCCGTCTTTAATCGGAGGTACCGGAATCGACCCGTCTATAGTCGATAGAATGGGTATATCACCTATACAAAATCAAATACTTAATTATCAAGGAGGGCCTGGATCAGTATATGGAATTGGATTTACAAGAATTTTTAGATACACTGATACTAACATAACAAAGTTAAGTGAAACAAACCCAGACCCTAAATTTACTGTACAGGGAAAACAAGGTGTAGCTTATTCTACTATCGCCTTTACTTATGCTCAAATTGCAACACAGGGAAATAGTAGTTATAATCCAACCCAACAACCTATACAAGACTTTAGAGATAAACTACCGGCCGGTACACCGAGATCTAACTACGAAGTTTTTAATATAGCTAAACCTTTTAACGGAACAGGAGGCTTAGGTATTGGTAATCCAGGTGCGCCTAGAATAAGAACTCGGTATATAGAACTGACTAATAACGGAGAGGATAGTTTAAACATGTTGAATCCTCTTGCTAACTCCTTTTACTATAACCCAAATACACAAGATCCTTGGGAAGTAACAGGTAACCAATCTAAGGATATTATCAAATTCGCTTTCGAGTGTATAGACAACAATAACTTACAAGATTCTATACCTATAATTTTTAGAGCATTTTTTGATGGATCAATAACAGATAATAATACAGCAGAATATAATTCATTCAAGTATTTAGGAAGAGGAGAAACATTTAGAACTTATCAGGGTGTAGATAGAACTATTGCATTTAATTTTAAAGTTTTTGTGCAAAGTAGGCAAGAAATGTTACCGTTATATACGAAATTAAATCAGTTGATTTCACAAGTGTACCCGGATTATTCTTCTGATTATAATTTAATGCGCGGAAATGTTGTTAAAGTCACAATTGGTGATTATCTTTATAGAGTGCCCGGTTTCCTTGAAAATGTAAACGTAACTATTGATAACAGTAATACACCGTGGGAGATTTTATTAAATCAATTTGGACCCGAAGATGATGTAAGACAGTTACCGCATATGGTATCTGTAGCATGCAGCTTTAAACCTATTATGGATATACTACCACGGAAAGTTAATAAGAGTAATCCTTTTGTACCGCTTATTGTTAATAAAGATCACTTTATCGATCCGACCGCAACAACTCCAGATCTAAGAAGAAAACCTGCTATTCGACAAGGAGGGCCAATAGCGCCTGCTGTCGGAGTACAAACCAATACTCAAGTTGCAACACAAGCACAGGTTCGCGATACAGGTACCTTAGCGCTACAAAATAGGATAAGTCCAACACCAGCACTAGTTATACCGAATGCTAACACTACTAGTTTACCTTCAATTAGAGGCTAATGCAATCAAGATATCAAAATATACCAGTAACTAGATCAGATGTAACAGGAAGTTTGTATTATCAAACTAACCTATACCCTACTGTTCAACCAACTGATACAGATTATTATATAATTACAACTATCAACGATAGACTTGATTTAATTGCTTTTGACTTTTATCAAGATTCAAGTCTTTGGTGGATAATATCATCTGCAAATGCATTACCCGGTGATTCTATTTATCCACCTGTCGGGATACAGCTTAGAATACCTGTAGATATAAAGACAATTTTAGGTCAGTATAATTTAGTTAATAATGTCTGATATTAAGTTATCTAATGTTATTGGTGCCCCTTTTAGTCCTTTTGTTCTAGAACAACTTCAACAAAGAGCTAGTCAAAATAGCACTGCAACACGAACAAATGAGCAGGTTTTGTTTCTAGCAAACAAAATGTCTTGGGCAAGACTAGTATCTTCAGTGAATGTAGTCCTACCGCCTATTGCAGCAACTCCCGGTATTTTTCAAGTAGGAGCAAATGTTGCATATCCGGCTTTCTATGAAAGCTTAGGTTTAGATTATACCGACTATCCTCAACCAGATTCCCTAGCTAAAAATTGGATTCTAGAAGCAGGTACTTCTATACAGAGTGGAAATGGGGTAACCTTGAGAAAGGGAATTGGTGTTAATGGAGCATACGGCTTAGGAGGTACAGAAGAGTTAGGATATACACCAATGCCTGGATTAAATTCTGTACAAGTACAGACGATGGGTACTCTCGGTTCATTGAGACAGGCTACAATTAGTTTCAAGGTCTGGAATATGAACCAGCTAAATGTTATCGAAGCTTTATACTTTAGATTAGGGTATTCGATGTTACTAGAATGGGGGCATGTTCAATATTTTCAAAACAATGGCGCTTTTATACAAGACGGTATTTACGGGATTAATAATCCTTTTTCGGATAATAGAAGGAAAGAAGATATACAACAGGAAATAGCTAAAAAAGTCAAAGAAACAGACGGCAATTATGACGGAATGCTAGCTATTGTTTCGAACTTCAACTGGTCATTCAATCAGAGCGGAGGATATGATTGTACTCTAAAGTTAATCGGGTTAGGTGCGATTATGGATTCTTTGAGAATTGATCAAACCTATGCCCTTCCCCCCGGATCTATTGCTAGATTCAAAAAAGATCAAGATGCGCTTGAAGCAGAGGCTCAGCGACGTAGAAATCGAAATGTAGTTAATCAGACACAACAACAATCACAGCAACGAGAACAGGTCAAACCTCGACCAAGAAATATTACCGAAGCGTACGAGAGAGCAAAAGAATACGCAAATTTTCAAGGAACTAGAGACGAATATATTGCACAATATGGAGTTAGACAGTTTTTAACTAACCCAGAACGCTTTAATAACAATAATAGCGCGTTTATTAATATTCCCAATAATGATAGTACTGTAGCTGATGAGACTTATAATGGTTTATGGATTTTTTATACAGATAGATCGATCTTAGTTAACCCTAAAGAGAATAGCCCTGTAAATGTAAAAATTAATCTTACAAAGATAAACGAATTAGCAAGACTTTTTTTTAGACAGAATCCGGCTAGCGCAAGAAGTACTTACGGAGAAACTCCCGTCCATAATACTGCTCTCGTCAACTACGTACAGTTAGGTACCGAGGCTTTCTTAACAGGAGGAGGTACAAGATTTGAACAAGTTCCGTTAGATAGCATATTACGAGGTAGATACGCTCTTTCCGATACAGTAAACGATTTGTTGCAGCTAAGTATTGACTCACCAGTAAAAAATGACGACCTATATTTCAGGTTTGATCAAATAAAGGTTGTAGCTGCGAATCGAGATAATCCGGTAAGTAGAAAGTTGATTTTAGATACTCTGTATGCGCGTTTAGTAGATACAAAAGTTATTTCTGCATCGATAACTTCCGTTGATTATACAACTCCCTATGCGACAATAAAAGGAGTTTTCACATTAAAGGTAGATACTCCTGGAATCAACAACGCACCTTCTACTGAAAAGCTTGTAACTTTCAATTTTACAACCACTAACCCAGCTATTATTGATGGTTCAGATATACAGGAAACAATAACGCCACCAACTACTGTAACTCAGACAGGGAATGACGGAAATACTACAGGAAATGCTAACGGAGCAGATATAGAAACTACTGAAGCTCCGAAAGGCTTTCAATCTGCCTTGCAAGCTATGCTTACTATTGTAAAAGCACGCGTACAAGCTACTAGTAATTTTGAATTATCAGTTAGTGTTATAGATATAACTGAAATCACCCAAGAATTCTACAATAGCGGTATATTAAAAGATATCTTTATAACAACAACCGCTACTAACAACAAAAAATTAATAACACCCAGAAAACCGCCAGTAGCAGGACCTAACGGATTACCTTTCGATATAACTAATTACGCATTAAAAGGATTTAATACTGAGTTAATGACAAACCCAACGCTCTATGACCAGGTTAGTGGAGTTGAGTTTGATAAACTCTGTAAAGCACTTATAGTAAGATATCCCAACACAGGTGCAGATGAGGCCCTAACGAACTTACTTGTACCTGTTTATATCTCATTCGGGTACTTACTTGCGTTTTTAAATAATATGTGTTTAATATACGATAGCGAGAAGCCGCAAACAGGTAGAGAGCCTGCTAGCGGTAAAAAACATCCGTACGTTTATATTGACTTCAATCCAAATACTAACTTCTGTTTAACATCACCGCAGCAATTTTCTATCGATCCTAAAGTTTGTCTAGTACCAATGCAAGCTAATCTAGAACAGTACCAGACTATTTTCCCTGATTCTGTTTTAGAGAAAAATACAAGAGGAGAAGTTGTAGGAATTAAAGGAAATCAAGCCCAACCTCTTTTTGACTCTACAACAGGTAATTCCGTTTCTACTGAAATTATAAAATTTGCTCCATTTCAAAATACAGACCTATCTCCTTATCAAGGAAAGATTATGAATATTCTCTTAGAAGTAGACTATCTCTTAGGTCTTGCAAAATCTTTTCAAGGAAGCGACCCAGAACATGCAGTCAGATTGCAACCTTTTTTAGAACAAATTGTTACGGATATTAATAAGTCTCTCGGTAATATGAACCTTTTTAAGGTCAAGTATAGAGATGATACAAATACAATTCAGATACAAGACTCGCAATGGACTCCTTCATTAGATAAGGAAGATTCTATAATGGTACAGGAAGCTAGTTCTCTACCCCGCGGTATGCTCCCTATTTTCGGAAAGCAAAGTTTAGCTAGAGAATTCCAATTTAAGACTGTTATTTCAACAAAGTTAGCAAGTACTATTGCGATCTCAGCTCAGGCTGCAACTGGATCTATAAACGCAACAGACCATTCCTCTTATAGCTGGTTAAATCAAAATTTTCAAGACAGATACAAACGTTATATTCAAGATCCAGATAGTAAAGCTAGCGGTGCATCAAATGATGGAAGACAGACTAATAACGAGGTTTCTAATGAAGTAAAAGCTGCTGCAATGTTCAATCAGCACGTTAAAAACGTTTACGATAATCCTTCAAATTACTCTAACGAAAATGCAGAGTTAGCGAAGAATTATTATATTGAAGCAATATCTAAAACTAAATCGGAAGATCAAACTACTGTATCTGCACCTTTTATTCCTGCTGATTTAGAGATAACAATAGACGGAGTAAGTGGTATAATTATGGGCAACGCTTTTCTTATACCGGAGGATAGAATGCCACGATCTTTAAGAGGAGTTGGCGGTATTCCGAAAGTAGGATTCATTGTTACTTCACTTATGCACACTATTGAAAAAAATCAATGGTTGACTAAGATGCGAGGTCAAATGATTAAATTGAGAGGTTATAGAGGTTTTGGAACAGTAGCGACAGTAGGTGGAGCTGCAAGAAGAATCACTAGTAGTACATTGCCGCCAGGAGCAGCTAACGATTATTCAGGAGCTACACAGGTAGCAAGTCCCGACTCTATAAATACGAGAAATTTTAATGAATACTACCCGGGATATACATTTACAAGAGGACAGTCAGATATTAACTTATCTTCCTACGGACTGCAACCTTTAACAGAAAATGAGATTGTAGATAGCACTACAGAGAATAGATTTAAGTTAGGTACCCTAACATCTCCTGTACAGTATTTCGTTATACATCATACTGGAGGAACTGGAACTGCGCAAAATGTTTTTGAAGTTTTCTACTCAAGAGGTTTACCTGCTCAATATGTAATCGACAGAAACGGAAGGATCTATAGATTTATGCCAGATGGAGCAAAAGCGTATCATGCCGGTCCAGGATGGAATTCAAGATCTATAGGAGTAGAGATCATAGCATTAAACGATAGGGATGTAACAACAGCTCAAAGAAATGCTGCAATTAGGCTAGCGCAATTTTTAGGATTCAAAATAGCAAATATAGTGGGTCACGGAAAAATAAGTAATCAAAAACAGGATACGGAAGGGTTTACTGTCGTTAATTTCATCAATCCTAACTATAGACCAGGTTTTGATCCTACATATGGGTAAAAATATTAATAGATTATGCCACTAAAGTATTATCCATTAAATAGAATAGTAACTGGACTCTATACAAGAGGGAACGAATACATAACACCAGACGGAAAACTCTATACAGGTAGATACTACACTACTTTCGATAATAAAGCGTTTACCGGGACAGATCCCGTCTTAGGAACTAACCTACTTCTAACCCCTGTTAATCAGGAGCCAAACTACCATGAAGGCGGCAGGACTCCGACATTAGGCGCTGAAACGTACGCTGCATTACAAAATAGAGGTAGCGATCCTAACAGACAAACAGATAACAACGGAAGGTTGACAGAGTTAATTTCCTACTTCCCTAGCCCGCTCGATAGTGATTATGCCCGAGGATACTTTACTCGTTATTTTGCAAAAACTGTAAGCGGTCCAGGAATTATTTTTGAAATATCTAAAATTGATTTTACGAAAATACAAAATGGAGATATTGAGGCAGAAAATATATTAGGGTACGAAAGTATTGATATGCTTTGGCAATTAACCGGACCATTAAAAGATACCCGAATATCACAGTACCAGATAAAAGGAGGAGTTTTTGATACTAATAAACGCGTTACAGAAACTAAAAACAAAGTATTTAACGGACTTCTAGATTTTATTGGCGGGGACTATACTAAGTTTGCAAGAATTACACCTTAATAGTTGGATTACAGGTAATTTTATCTTACATTACTTGAAGGTTTTAAATCAATGTTATGTACTACATTATCGAGACTGTTGAGCAGTTAAGAAAACTTCCGAAAACTGATAAATGCTATATTAATCTAGTTCCTTCTTCGGAAGAAACTCATCCAATATTAACTGCCCCTTGTGTACTTTATTACAACGATTTTCAAAAAGGTTACATACTTCCTATAAATCACCCAGAAGGCTTTTCGCTAAGTATAGAAGAGGTCCAGATTCTATTATTTGATATTGAAAAGGTTTATCTCGTAGATAAAAAGAAACATTCGTATTTCCTTTACTTGCCACAAGCAATCGACCTGTGCTTTAATATTCTTGATTTAAACGGTGAAATTAAAGACGTAAAATGCGATACTCCTATCCATTCAGATTTCTATAATAAATTTAAATATTTTGAAAAAACAAATGAGCTGATTCCAATTTCTAAGCATTATGAGAGATGTGAATGTATTTTTGAAAACTTGAAAAAGTATTGCGGAAAAGAAGGTAACGTTGATTGGCAAAACAGATACGTAGAAGCTTATAAATGGGTCGAAGAACAGGGTCTAACGTTAAATGAAAAGGTTTTCGATAAGTTTTTTGAACCTACATGGAAAGCACGCTCTGTCAAGGATAATAGGATATTCACAAGCTATAACCTTTTTAACATAACATCTAGACCTACTAACGCTTTTAACGGTATTAACTTCCTTGCTTTCAATAAAGAAAACGGTTCCAGAAGCGCATTTATTCCAGAAAATGATACTTTTATTGAATTTGATTTCGACGGATACCATGTCAGGTTAATTGCAAATATGTTAGACTTGAAAATACCTACTGATGATTCAGTTCATATGATTCTTGGCAAGCAGTATTTCGGAAAAGAGGAGCTAACACCGGAAGAATATCAAGAGTCTAAAAAAATTACATTCAGGCAACTCTATAATGGAATCGAATCAGAATTTAAGCATATCGAACTTTTTAGCAGTATAGACGAGTTAATACAAGTTACCTGGTTAGAGTATAAGAAACAAGGGTATTTGAGATTACCAAACGGAAGAGAGATAGTAATGGAAAATGCTAATCCACAAAAGCTTTTCAACTACTATGTTCAGTGTTTAGAGACTGTAAACAACACTAAAAAGCTTATTGCACTTAAAGAGCTCTTTAAAGGCAAGAAAAGCAAAGTAGTTCTAGTAGTGTACGATTCAATCCTTATAGACTACTCAGCCGAAGATGGAAAAGGATTTCTAAAGCAAATAAAAGATTTGCTAGAAGAAGAAGGATATAGGGTAAAAGCTAAAAAAGGAGATAACTACAACTTTTAGAAGAATTTAAGACTATTTATTATGGCATATATACAACTAACGCAAGAACAATTGAAAAATAAGTTATTTTGTACGTTTTGTACTAAGGATAGGCTTGAAGAGACATTAAGTTTGATACAGGAGGAGTATTCAATAATGTACAAAAAGATATTTGTTTTAGAGTCTTCTGATTCTGAAGAGTTTCTGTGTACTTATAATATTGAAATAGAAGGAAGCAGTACTAAAGTTTTACAGAACACTATTTTACTGCATCGAAAAAAAGAGACGAATACGTTATACACTATTAACAGTCTCAACCTTTTAATAAAATCACTAAACGAAGGCGTTCTAGATACTTCTTATCGAATAAATTGGCCGGATTATAGAAACACAGTTCTTTTGTCCCAAGGGGATGAGCTTAAAAAGCTTTCCACAAAAATTTATAAAATAGTTAACGTATAAGTTGACTGTTTGAATTTTTTTCTTTATATTTTCATATAAACAATAATTAAACTTTAAACTTTAAGTTATGGGCATGGATTTAGGTGCAATCAAATCTAAACTAAGCGCCTTGCAAAATCAAAGACAAGGCGGTCAGAAAAGAGACTTATCATTAGTTTTATGGAAACCGACTGTAGGTAAGCATTCAGTACGTATTTTGCCTGCAGTATGGGATAAGTCTAATCCTTTTAAAGAAATACTATTCCACTATGGCATCGGAAATAAAGTGATGCTAGCTTTATCTAATTTCGGTGAAAAAGATCCGATCGTTGAGTTTTCAAAACAACTTGCATCAACCGGAGATAAGGAAAATTGGGTAATGTCTCGCAAGCTAGAACCTAAGATGCGAGTATTCACTCCCGTAATTGTACGTGGAGAAGAAGACAAAGGCGTTCGTCTCTGGGAATTCGGTAAACAGATTTACGGTGAATTGCTTAGCTTAGCAGACGATCCAGATATTGGAGATTATACTGATGTTATTCAAGGTAGAGATATTACTATTGAAACTACTAGCCCTGAAACAAACGGTACATCTTTTAATCAGTCAAAAGTGCGCGTACGTACTAAGACGACAGCTCTATCTGATGATCCTAAAGAAGTTGAAAAATGGTTAAATAATCAACCTGATGTATTTACTATATTCAGAAAGTACTCCTATGATGAAATGAAACAAGCTCTACTTAGTTGGTTAAACCCTGAAGATTCAACCGAAGAAGTAGCTACTACTCCTGAACCACCTAAGCAAGAAGAAGCACCTGCTGCTAAACCAGCTTCATTTTCTTTAAACAACAAACAGAAGTCTAACATCGACGACGAATTCGACGAACTTTTTAAGTAATAGTTTATGGCTAAATCAACAAGGGCTTCGCTAAACGAAAGTATAGCGGGTGCTGTCAAGGGTACTTTTAACCTAGATAAGTTTATTGCCTCTAAGAATCTATCTAGTACGTCGATTAAAATGAAAGAGCAAACTTGGATACCTTTATCTAAGGCTTTTCAAGACTGCTTATCTATACCCGGTATTCCAGTCGGACATATAACATTACTACGAGGACATTCCGATACAGGTAAGACTACCGCTCTTCTTGAGGCTGCAGTAAGTGCACAGAAGATAGGTATCTTACCTGTATTTATCATTACTGAGATGAAATGGAATTGGGAACATGCCCGGCAAATGGGATTAGATTTTCAAAATGTACCTAACGATGAAGGAGAGGTAGCGGACTACAAAGGATTTTTTATCTACGTAGATAGAGAAAGATTAAATACTATTGAAGATGTAGCTGCATTTATTGCCGATCTTTTAGACGAACAGAAAAGAGGTAATTTACCTTACGACTTATTATTCCTTTGGGATTCTGTAGGATCGATTCCATCTAGATTATCTGTAGAGTCTAACAAGAACAACAACGAGTGGAACGCAGGTGCTATGTCCCAACAGTTCGGTAACTTTATTAACCAGAAGATTGTTCTTTCCCGTAAGCAAAGTCAACCTTATACCAATACCATGCTTGCCGTAAATAAAATCTGGGTTGCTAAAGCAGAGAATATTATGGCCCAGCCTAAGATGAAAAACAAAGGTGGCGATACGATGTATTTCGATGCCTCTTTGATTATTACTTTCGGTAATGTAACCAATTCCGGAACTAATAAGATCAAAGCAACCAAGAACGGCAAGGATGTAGAGTTCGCTAAGCGTACCAAAGTTAGCTGTGACAAGAATCACGTTAATGACGTAACATCTACCGGCAGGGTTATTATGACTGCCCACGGGTTCATCGACGATACTAAGCAGGCAATCGATGCCTATAAGAAGCAATATTCTAAAGACTGGTTAAAGACTCTTGGATCTACTGATTTCGATGTAGTGATCGAAACTGATGAAGATAATAAAGACGTGTTTGATCCTACTGAAGAATAGCTTATTTTAATGTAAATTAAGGTTGTGACTAGAATCAATGTAGGTATCCCACCTAAGGAACTTAGCAATAAGCATTTAATTGCTGAACATAGAGAGCTAAAACGTATCCCAAACGTAGTAGCCAGAGGTAGGTGTAATCTCAACAATATACCTACCCAATTTTCACTCGGTAAAGGTCACGTATCGTTTTTTTATGATAAGTTAGGGTATTTAAAAGAGCGGTATATTGATCTTTACAACGAATGTATTGCAAGAGGATTTAATGTTCAAAATTACCTTCTGTCCTGGGATAGTATACCTGCAGAATTAATGAACGGATATACTCCAACAGAGAATGACGTTCGAATAATCCGCGAGAGGATAGCTGATAGATTAGCTAATCCAATTGCTAAACAAAAAAAGAATGGATTACAGGAAGATGTTCGAACAGATGGAGAAAGAGGAGCCAATAGAGCTACATAAAAATAGTAGAGTATTAATCGTCGATTCACTAAATACTTTTCTCCGTAGTTTCACAGCTATTGGCCATATTAATCCGAGTGGAGCACATATCGGAGGTCTAGCAGGTTTTCTAAGATCCTTAGGTGCTGTAGTAAAGCAGTTGCAACCAACAAGAGTTATTTTAGTCTTCGATGGACAAGGAGGTTCAACCAATAAAAGATACCTCTACCCAGAATATAAAGCTAACAGGCATATAACAAAAATTTCAAACTGGGATGCCTTCGATAACCAAGAAGAAGAGTCTGAGTCTATAACTGCTCAAATCATACGTCTAATTGAATATCTTAAGTGTCTCCCTGTTGACTTAGTAACAGTAGATAAGATAGAGGCGGATGACGTTATCGGGTTCTTAGCAGGGAAATTCGAAGAGAAAGTATTTATTTTATCAACAGATCAAGATTACTTACAGCTAGTAAGTGAAAATGTTTCCGTCTTCAGTCCAATTAGAAAAATAATTTACAGTCCAGTAGAAGTAAAGAAAGAGTATGGAATACCGCCCCATAATTTCTTAACTCACAAGGTAGTTGTAGGGGATAAAGGAGATAACGTACCTGGGGTAAAAGGCATAGCAATAAAAACGCTTATTAAATTATTCCCGGCTATAACAGCTGATACACGATTCACGGTAGAGGAGCTACTGAACGAATGTAAAGGAAAAGATAAGAAGTATGTTGATATCTACAATTTCAGAAATCAGTTAGAGATTAATAAGCAGTTGATGGATTTAGAAAATCCAAATATTTCCGACAACGACAAAATACTTCTTGAGAATATTGCAAACAATCCGAAAAATACTTTCGATCCTAATTGTTTTTTAAATCTATACAAAGAGGACCAATTAGGAAAAACTTTATTGAACCCTCAGATATGGTTAAATGAAACATTTGCAAAAATAGTTAAGTTCGAGTTGAAAAAATAAAAAAATATCCTTACATTATTGTATGAGCGTTTTGAATCAATTAAACCAGTACGGCGTAAGTTTTCAGATTAAGGTCTTATCAAGTCTTCTTAAGCATAGAGAGTTTTTACAGAGCATATACGATATACTTGAAGAAGATTATTTCGATAATCCAGCACATAAATGGATTGTAGAAGAGATTTTAAAGTACTACTATAAGTACCATACAACCTGTACTCTCGATGTACTCCAGGTCGAAGTTAAGAAGATCGAAAACGAGGTATTAAAAGTATCTGTTATCGAACAATTAAAAGAGGCTTATAAAGCTTCTAATGAAGACCAAGAGTTTGTTGAGCAAGAGTTTTCTAACTTCTGTAAAAACCAACAACTCAAAAAGGCATTACTATCCTCTGTCGAATTGCTTGAAAAAGGACAGTACGATGATATCCGTTACCTTATCGATACTGCGTTAAAAGCAGGTCAAGATAAAAATATCGGTCACGAATACGAGAAAGATACTGAAACTCGTTACAGATTAGAAGAGAGAAGTCCGATTGCAACTCCGTGGGAGCATGTCAATCAACTATTGCAAGGTGGTTTAGGTATTGGGGATCTAGGTATTATTTTCGGTAACCCCGGAGGAGGTAAGAGCTGGATGTTAACTGCACTAGGCGCTATGGCTGTAGCACAAGGACGTATAGTTCTTCACTATACTTTAGAGCTATCAGAATCTTATGTAGGTAGAAGATATGATGCAGCGTTTACAGGAATTAGGATCCAGGATTTAGGGTTAAGTAGAACTCAAGTTGATGAAGCTATTAATAAATTACCTGGAAAGCTTATTATCAAAGAATTCTCTATGGGCAAAGCATCTATATCTACAATAGAGAGCCATGTACAGAAAATGAAAGATCTTGGACATAAACCAGATCTTATTATTATAGACTACGTTGATTTACTAAAATCTAAAAGAAAGTCCGTAGACAGAAAGGATGAAATTGATGATGTATATATTTCCACTAAAGCACTTGCTAGAGACCTAAAGGTCCCTGTTTGGACTGTATCGCAGGTAAATAGAGCAGGTGCTAAAGACGATGTAATTGAAGGAGATAAGGCAGCTGGATCTTATAATAAGATTATGATTGCTGACTTTGCAATGTCACTGTCTAGAAAGAGGATAGATAAGGTAAACGGAACAGGGAGAGCACATATTATGAAAAATCGTTATGGCGGAGACGGTATGACATATCCTGTAAAAATTAATACTGAAAATGGTAATATTGAAATAGAATCTCGAGAAATGAGTGAGGATGAATTTGTTCAGGAAGGTTCTCAAACGCCCGGTAAGCCTATTACAAGTTTTAGTGCAGAAGAAAGAAATTTTTTACAGCAAAGGTTTTTTGAATTAGGGAAATAAGCTATTTATTATTACAAAAGTTATCAGATATGAGTATAGCAGAATTATATGTCGAAAAAAGAACTCCTTTCGCTCCTCCAGCAAATCAATCTACTTACGAGCAGTTTGTATTTAATATGGAGAGAAACGGAACAAACGATCTAGTCGAAAGAGATATGGTTGATCCTACCTTTCGTCCTCCACAAGCATCTGATAGCTATTTAGCTCAAAAATTTCAATCTGGGCTAAATTCGAATTTATCACAGTAATTTAACCGAATAGGTTATATACTTTAACGAGAATCGTAAGATCTCGAATGAAAAACCTATCTTTAAAACTTAAAAAACAAACAGAAAATGGACATTTCGCAAAGTATTCTAAGTGACATTACAGTGTACATGAAGTATGCTAAATTTAATTCTTTAGTAAATAGAAGAGAATCTTGGGAAGAATTAGTAGATAGAAATAAAGAGATGCACTTAAAAAAGTTTCCTAACCTAAAGGAGGAAATTGAGAATGCTTACGATTATGTTTATGCTAAAAAAGCTCTACCATCAATGCGCTCTATGCAGTTTGCAGGTAAACCTATTGAGATTAGTCCTAATCGTATCTACAACTGTGCTTATTTACCTATTGATGATTGGAGAGCCTTTGGAGAAACGATGTTTCTATTATTAGGAGGTACAGGTGTAGGGTATTCAGTACAAAAGCATCACGTAGAAAAACTACCTGAGATAAGAAAGCCAGATTCGAAAAAACATCGTCGTTTTCTTATCGGCGATAGTATTGAAGGATGGGCTGATGCTGTAAAAGTATTAGTACGAGCATACTTTGAAGGAGGATCTACCCCAGTATTTGATTTTTCAGATATCAGACCAAAAGGTGCACAATTAATTACTTCAGGAGGTAAAGCACCTGGACCTCAACCTCTTAAAGAGTGCTTATTAAAGTTACAAGGTATTCTTGATAGTAAACAAGATAATGATAAGCTAACCTCTATCGAGGTGCATGATATGATCTGTCATATTGCTGATGCAGTATTAACAGGTGGTATTCGTAGAGCAGCTCTAATTAGCCTTTTTAGCGCTGATGATGAAAATATGATTGCTGCTAAATCAGGTGCATGGTGGGAATTAAATCCTCAAAGAGGTCGTGCAAATAACTCCGCTGTATTACTACGTAGTAAAGCCGACGAAGAGTTCTTTATGAATTTGTGGGATAAGATCAAAGCATCGGGTGCTGGTGAACCAGGTATTTATTTTAATAATGATAAAGACTGGGGAACCAATCCATGCTGTGAAATCGCACTACGTCCTTATCAGTTCTGTAACCTATGTGAGGTAAACGTATCAGACGTTGTAGATCAAGCAGATCTAAATGCACGCGTTAAAGCCGCAGCATTTATCGGTACGTTACAAGCTTCTTACACTAACTTCCATTATTTAAGACCGGTATGGCAGCGTACTACTGAGAAAGACGCTTTAATCGGTGTAGGTATGACCGGTATCGGGTCAGGTGTAGCACAAAAACTAGACCTCAAACAAGCTGCCGAAATCGTAAAAGAGGAGAACACACGTGTAGCTAAGTTAATTGGTATTAATGCAGCAGCAAGATGTACTACGATTAAACCTTCAGGTACTTCATCTCTTACTTTAGGTACTTCAAGTGGTATTCACGCATGGCATAATGACTATTACATTCGTAGAATAAGAGTAGGTAAGAACGAAGCGATTTATACGTACCTAGCTGTCAACCATCCTGAACTTGTTGAAGACGAGTATTTCCGTCCCCATGACACAGCTGTAATTTCTGTACCGCAAAAAGCACCAGAAGGATCTATCCTTCGTCACGAATCTGCATTAGACTTACTTGGCAGGGTTAAATTCTTCTACCAAAATTGGATTAAACCGGGACATAGAACCGGTCAAAATACTCACAACATATCTGCGACTGTTTCTATCAAGGAAGAAGAGTGGGAAGAGGTAGGTAAATGGATGTGGGAGAACCGTAAATTCTATAATGGACTTTCTGTACTTCCGTTTTCAGAACATACCTACAAGCAAGCTCCTTTCGAAGACTGTACTAAAGAGCAGTATGAAGAACTTATGAAAAGTCTCCATAATATAGACTTATCTAAGGTAGTTGAATTTGCTGATATGACTAACTTAATGGGAGAAGTAGCTTGTGCAGGAGGAGCTTGTGAAGTTGTATAAAAACCAAGTACATTATATCTGGGTAGGGGGTAATAAGTTACCTGATGATTTCAAGTCAAATTTTGAAAAGACTCAGGAACTTAATCCGAGCTATAATTTCAATATTTGGACAGAAGAGAAAATTCTACCTTTTTTAGAGGAGTTTGAAGAATTATTTTCTAGATCTTCCATATTCCATAAATTACAGTTAAGCAGATATCTAATTTTAAATAAGGAAGGAGGTATTTGCTGTGATTTTGATATAGAGTGGAAAAAAGACTTTGACACTGTCTATAGTCTGTTTGAAGATTATGATTTAGTATTCACTATAAGGAATAGTTTATACTCTTATAGTTCTACTGAAAAGATATATCTAAAAGACGATTATGTAATTGTTGCTAAACCAGGGTTCACGAAATCTTATATAGAATACTGCCTTACTAGAACCGACTCAAAAGGAGACGAATCAGAACCTTTTGGGGTACGAGCACTCACGGAATGGTGTTTAAAACAGAAAAAAGTAGGCTATTTCGATAGTACTCAGATTTATGATGATCCTAGCTCTAGTATAGCATATCATTACAATAAGAGAACATGGGCTAAGTAAGTATGGACTAGAGTCTTCTACTATTTATTAACATGAGTCTTCTTGATTTATTCAGAAAAAGTAGGTTAAAGATAAATACTCCTAACGGAAATAAACCTGCTCCCTACCAAGACAGTGTTGCAAAAGCACGTAATGTACGATTCCCGCCAACTATATCTCCGGGAACTGGTTTCGATGATTATATTCGGTATGAAGAAACAGGAGCAGTTGCTGGAACTCCAGATCCGGTTGAATTAACAATTTATATGGTTACAGAAAATGATGATTTCTTAATGACCGAAGATAATAATAATCTCATAACTACACAAGAAATAATATAAATAATAGCTAGCAAATGGCAAACGTAAAAATATCACAACTTCCTGCAGTCACTTCCGTTACCGGAACCGATGTACTTCCTGTAGTAGCTTCAACTACTACTTCAAAGCTATCAGTCACTAATCTTGCCAATTCATTACCGCAAGTAACTTCATCTATTAGTGCTTCTGTAGCGGTATCTTCTTCTTATGCATTGAGTAGCTCGTTTGCAGTATCTGCATCCTGGGCACCAGGGGCGAGTGTAGTTTTAGCAGTATCAAGTAGCGGTTCATCGATATATTCTACAGATCCCAGCACTTCAGGGTTTGATACTACGAACGGTATATTTTTAGGATCTAATGCCGGTTCCAGTACAAACGGATCTGACAACCTAATAGCTATTGGTCAAGCTGCTGGAGCAGGTAACTCTAATGCTCAAGAAGGAATTTTTATAGGAACTTACGCCGGACAAAACGCCACTAATGCAATTCGGACTATTGCAATCGGAATGAATGGAACCGGTCAACTCTCTACTCATGCTTCACATTCTGTTTTTATAGGAGATACAGCCGGGTATATAGCACCAGGTGCAGGGTATTCAGTCATGATCGGTACTGCAGCAGGATACGTAGCTACTAACGCCAATTATGCAAACTTTATTGGCCATAATGCAGGTCAATATGCCGGAGAAGCAAACAATTCAAATTTTATCGGAGTAAGCGCAGGAGCTAGCGCAGCAACTGCAAGTTATTCTAACTTTTTCGGATATCAAGCAGGTAAAAACGCAACTGGAGCAGATAATTCTACCTTTATAGGTAGACAAGCAGGAGAAGACGCTAACAATGCTATCTACTCAAACTTTATAGGATACCAAGCCGGGTACAGTGCAATAAATGCAAATATTTCAAACTTTATAGGTGTAGGTGCTGGATTCAATGCAGATGGCTCCGATCATTCGAACTTTATAGGTCAAAATGCCGGTCAATCTGCCACTAATGCAGCTTATTCAAACTTCATAGGATGGAGTGCTGGTTCATTTGCTGCTAATGCCCAATATTCAACTTTTATCGGCTATAAAGCTGGAAATAGCGTAAGTCCTGGAAGAGATAATATTATTATCGGTAACAATATTACTCTAGCAAACGGTACTGTAGGATCTATTAATATCGGCGGTATTATTTTTGCTACAGGTTCTTATGTTACTAGAACCGGTGACGCTTTTTCTGGCTCAATGACTGAAGCGAAAGTAGGTATCAATAAGGTAGTTCCCCAATATACATTAGATGTAAGCGGAAGCGGTAATTATGCAGCTGGACTAACTGTATCAGGATCTTTAGTTTCTGATAATATAACCGGAAGCCTTTTTGGAACATCTAGCTGGGCTGTATCTGCATCCTGGGCACCAGGCGGAGCCAGTGTAGCTTTAGCAGTATCAAGCAGTGGATCATCAATATACTCTATAAATCCTGCTACTTCTAACTTTAGTACTACAAATAATATATTTTTAGGTGAAGGTGCTGGTCAAAATACTACAGTTACTCAAAAAGCAATATTTTTAGGGTATTATGCCGGATTTAACAATAATTCGAATAATACTATTTCTATTGGACCTAATGCAGGATACACAGCAGGAAATAGTGCCGATTCTGTTTTTATAGGAAATGATGCTGGTAATTCTGCAACTAATGCCGGTGGCTCTAATTTTATAGGATATCAAGTAGGTCAAAATGCAAACAATGCTGATACCGCTAATTTTATAGGATATCAAGCAGGTAAAAATGCAACTAACGCCAATACTTCTAATTTTATAGGATATCAGGCAGGCGCGAGTGCATCTAATGCTAATTCATCTAATTTTATAGGATATCAAGCAGGTGTAAGTGCATCCGATGCTACCTACTCTAACTTTGTAGGTGCTAATGCTGGAATCAATGCAACCACAGCTGACCAGTCAAACTTTATAGGAACTAATGCAGGAGTAAACGCAAGTGGTAGTATTCAAAAAGCAAACTTTATAGGGTATTATGCCGGTCATAGTGCAGGAAATGCCTACAACGCTAACTTTATAGGTGTTGAAGCCGGTAGAAACGCAATAGGTGCTAATAAGTCTAACTTTATCGGACATCAAGCCGGTAATGGAGCAACGAATGCAGAACGTTCCAACTTTATAGGACGTTATGCTGGATTCGAAGCAACTGATGCTACTAATTCTAACTTTATAGGAATGCAAGCTGGTTACCAAGCAACCACTGCTAACGATTCTAACTTTATAGGTCGAAATGCCGGTTACCAAGCATCTTCTGCTACTGCAGGTAACTTTATAGGAAACCAAGCCGGGTATCAAGCAACAAGTGCTTCTGAAGCTGTTTTTATAGGTACCAGTACTGGAACGGCCGCTATCAACGCCAATTATTCTATTTTTATAGGAAATCAAGCCGGCAATTCAGCCGCAGCCGCTGAACGTTCTAATTTTATAGGAATTAATGCAGGTTATCAAGCAACTAGTGCATCATATTCTAACTTTATAGGAAACGGTACTGGATTTAATGCCGTTAGTGCATCATATTCAACCCTTATTGGATCTAATGTAGGATATGCTTCATCAGGAACTGGAATAGGCTCTAATAATGTAATTATCGGCACAAATATAACATTAGAGAATAATAGAAAGGATTCTATTAATTTAGGTGGTATTATTTTTGCAACAGGTTCATATTCAAACTTAGGCACCAACCCTTTCTCTAGCTCAATGACTGAAGCGAAAGTAGGTATCAATAAATCACTTCCAGAATATACATTAGATGTGTCAGGAAGTATCGGTATAGCTACTGTACTTCATATAGCAGAATCTGATCCGCTACCGGCCGGAAATATTGGAGACCTTGCAGTATCTGCATCTCATTTATGGTTCTACAACGGTGCTTGGTCTCAGTTAGATTAATAGCCAATGAAAAAACAAAAAGAGTTTACGAAAGACATACACTATTATTTAGAAGGAGAAAGAGTCGTGTTTACGGCTCTTTTTCATTTAGAGAGAGGTCAGTGTTGCGGGTCAGGATGTAGACACTGTCCTTATGACCCTAAGCATAAAAAAGGTAGTAATATAGTTAAAAAAGAATTTGCTTCTTTGAAAAAAAGTTCTTAAATTTTAATAAATCTCACTTTATGGCTAACTATAAATCAACCAAATTATTCGATGGGTATTCTACTTGCTTCCGTCAGTGGAAAGCAGATGGAACTCATTGTAAATTTTTACACGGCTATGCTGTTTCCTTCCGGGTATGGTTTGAAGGGCAGCTTGATGAGAGGAATTGGGTATGGGATTTTGGCGGAATGAAAAGAGCAAAGAATACAATCGAGGGAATGAGTCCGAAAGATTATTTTACTTGGCTACTTGATCATACTACTGTAATAGCTCAAGACGATCCTTACTTAGATAAGTTTACACAGATGCATATGGACGGTGTAATTCAACTCCGTATACTACCCGCAGTAGGATGTGAGAAGTTTGCCGAACACCTTTACGGTGTTATTAACGAGTTTCTGCAAAAAGAAACTAACGGTAGAGTAAAAGCAGTAAAAGTAGAAGTATACGAACACGAAAGAAACTCAGCATCTTATGAAAAAAACTAAAAAAGCCGAGAGGAAGAAATTAATAGAAGCAGTTAAACCTCCTCCCTACAGTGAAGGACATTGGGAAGAGGCTATGCTAGAAAATAATAGCTACTACGATGTAGATATTATCAATAAAGCAAACAGACCTATTTTCCGCAAGATAGAAGAGTGGGAAAAAAAGTATGATAAAGCCGTTAACTGGTTAGGGAAATGGTATTGCCAAATTCAAATTGATAAGTGGAAGAAAAAACTACATCACTATAAGTAAGTTATGATAAATTAATCGTATTTTTAATTACATAAAAACATGGAGGATTTAACCTATGAAGTGTATCAAGAACGTCAAGACAGGTGACATTAAACGAGTAGACGATTTACAAGCAAATAACCTAGTCGGTGTTACGTGGCAGTACATCCCCAAATCTGAGTGGAAGGCAGCTACTAGAGTAGTATCAGAAAAACAAGAAGTAGAAACTGAAAAGAAAGAACAGACTATTTCAGAAAAGGCTCTTAAGCGTAAAAAGCTTAAGGAAAAACAAAGACAATGACCGTTAAAGAGTTGATAGAGCAATTACAGCAATTAGATCCCGACCTACATGTATTTACATCAGGGTATGAAGGCGGGTTCGATGATGTCTACGTGGGTAAAGATATAATGGAGATTGCTTTAGATGTACACGAAGAATGGTATTACGGTAAGCATGACAGTGCTGACAATACTTACCATGTACCCGATAAATCAAAACACACAATCGTAAAAGGAATAGTATTATGAGTAAGATAAATCCAAATAAGCTGCTTATCAGTAGCGATTTTTATTCAGTTCAAGGAGAGGGGATAAGTAGCGGTATACCGTCTTACTTTGTTCGTTTAGGTATCTGCAACTTGACTTGCGGTATGTCACGTAAGTTCGCTAATCAATTAGAGAAAGAAAAAAAACTAGAAGACGGGGAAATATTTATCGGTGACTTACATGCTGAAGGCAAAGCTACTTGGACTTGTGATTCAACAAGTCAGTGGCTGTGGCGAGGTGAAGATAAAGAATTTCAGTATCTGATTGATCGGTGGAAAGAACAGGATATTTACAACGATATTCTAAATAGTAATATACACATTATATGGACCGGCGGTGAACCTACAATTAAAGGTCATCAAGAAGCTATAGTCAATTTCTTTAAGTATTGGGGATTAAAAGAAGATTTTAAAGAATCTTATAGCGTCTATAATGAAATTGAAACTAACGGTACTGTAGTAATTCAAAATGATTTGTTTGATATACTAAATCAAATTAACTGTTCACCTAAGTTAACTAATTCAGGTATGACAGCTAAACAACGTATCAATCCAGAAGCAATTAAACGCATTATGGAGCACGATAATTACCAATTTAAATTTGTTATTAGTACAGAAGATGATATAAAAGAATTATTTTGTGATTTTGTAGAACCATTCAATATTCCACTTAAGAATGTAGTGTGTATGCCAGGGTTAGATGATGTTAAAGACTTTGAAGAGCGTACTCAATTCTGTTTGGAAATGGCTAAGAAGTATAAATTTAGAGGACTAACAAGATTGCATATTGCAGCTTGGAATAAAACATTAAACGTATAATATGGAAATTAAAAATCAAAAAGAGCATCTAAACGCTCTACTAGCTGAAATCCAAGTTCTAAGATCTAGATTCGAACCTACAGACACGGGACATCTCCGTACTGCTGTTACTGTACTAGAAGAACGAGTTCAAGAAATTTTAAAATCCTTATAATATGGGACAACAACATGTACCTCTTAAAATCGATGAAAACGGTAATGTACTAGCCGTAGGATCTATCAATGATGATGCTTTTGATACTTGTGTTCTATGCGGTATCGAAACGTCTTATAGACGATCTACACATATTGATTTCAGATACGGATACGTAGAAGGCGCCGGTCAATTATGTAAAACTTGCTATGATAGAGGGACTGAACGTCAACAAATACTTGTTCCTGCTGATTTGATCTATAATACACCTAATGATCAAGAACTAGGAGAGAAGGTGAGACGGCTTTATTGGAGTACTAAAAATTAAAGAAAGAATGAACGTACTTGTAACT